TTAACGCAACAGTGGACAATCTGGTGGTAATCGACAACGCAACGCTGCCGGAAGTATTTCAATATGAAAATTTTGCCCACTCAACGGTTCGCCATCAAGATTAAAGGTGATGTCGTGTGGTGCCTGAATATCAAACCACGACGAAGCGCCTTCGATAATATTCGGGTTATCTTCGTCAGATTTTAAGGTTGATACGAGAGCCGGAAGTATTTCATCGCCGGTAAAAATGCGCAGTTGCAGCAAGCCATCGTTAATTAACGCGTTCGGACACAATTGCTGACCGCCACCGGCCTGACGCCCGTTACCAATACCAATGACCAGGGCGTCACCTTGCCAGTGAAAGTTTTCACCGCGGATTTCACAACGGTCCGGTTGCAGAGTATCCATGCGCATTAAGCCATGAATGATGTAAGAGACGCCACCCAGCGCGGCTTTTAATTTTTCCGGCGTTTCTGTGGTAATACGCGTCCCAAATCCGCCTGTCGCCATATTAATAAAACAGGTTTGTTTGTTGACCTGCGCCATATCTATCGCAATGGCGTTACCGGCAATTGCCAGTTTCAGCGCCTTATCCAGTGCCTCAGGAATCCCTACACTGGTGGCAAAATCATTGGCGGTTCCTAATGGCAAAATTCCCAGCGCGGGTATGTCATCCCCCTCACACTGAATCAACGCCGTAGAAACTTCATTAATGGTGCCATCACCACCACCGGCAATCACCGTTGCGACGCCCAACTTCCGGGCCTCCTCTACATATCGTGCGGCATCGCCTTTCTCCCAGGTGACCCGCACATGGATCGTCATTCCTTCCTCACGCAACAGCATAATTGCTTCGCGCAAGGGTAAATTGTCAGTACTTTTGCCATTAAGAATCAGTAAGCTGGCGGGAAATTCTGCCATGATCGTATGTGCCTTTATGATTGGTCTGTAGATAGTGTAGAGCAGAAAAGAAAAGGTGGAGTCAGAACAGGATGAAAGTCGGAGGATAAAAGTCAGTTCAAGTATGGAGGATTCAGTGGTTACCACCAGGAGCTTGCAATGGGGACAGCGAATACTAACGGCAGCCACCGATAAATTTCAAAAAAGAGAATATACCTAATATTCAACTAAACGGTGGCATCTTCAATATAATATATTAAAGCCCTCATGGAGTTACCCGGAAGGGCCTCCATGTCCGTAATTCCTACTTATGTAGGAAATGTTGTACAGAACATTTATTATAATCCTATTCAATTATAATAATCATGCCATTATTATATTTAAACACTAGAGAGTGTCGTTGGTATTTAATGGGGGAAGGTGAGATGAAAAAGATAGCTGCTATATCATTAATTAGTATTTTTATTATGTCTGGTTGTGCTGTGCATAATGATGAGACAAGTATCGGTAAATTTGGTCTTGCATATAAAAGTAATATTCAGCGTAAACTCGATAACCAATACTACACCGAAGCCGAAGCTTCTTTAGCCAGGGGTAGAATATCTGGTGCAGAAAATATAGTAAAAAATGATGCAACTCATTTCTGTGTTACTCAGGGCAAAAAAATGCAAATAGTTGAGCTGAAGACAGAAGGTGTAGGATTACATGGTGTCGCTCGTCTGACATTCAAATGTGGAGAGTGAGAATATTTTTTGGTAAGCGTCAAATATGCGCGTTCTGGCTGTGCGTAGCCGGAACCTGTGGGAGCACGATGCCGATAAGTGAAAGGCATCGTGCTATGAAGGAGGATTCTATCGATGTGGTCAATGGAAGACGGTTACCAGAGATAGGGCTTATGCATAAAAAAATAAGCCCGTGTAAGGGAGATTTAGGGTGTCATCCGTAGGGGCTTTCAACGGTACAATGCGGGTTTGAGCGGCATAAATGACCACTGAAAGCCCTTAAACGTTACTCTACTGTGGACACTGTGTGGACACTCTCGGCCTCAGTACCACCTCTCAGCGGATTAAGAGAAATGGCGTCCTGAAGGTACTCTGGAGCAAAATGAGCGTAAACCATAGTTTGCTCAATCCGCGTGTGACCTAGTATCCGTTGTAGCGTGATAATACTTCCTCCATTAATCATGAAATGAGTGGCAAAGCTGTGCCTTAGTGCATGTGTGGCTTGCCCCATTGGCAAATCCGGTTTTATTGCTTTCATTGTTCGTCTGAAGCGAGGGTAATCAGCATCAGGGAATAAAAAACCTCGTTTGTTATCCGCGATCATTTTGGCAACAGCCTCTGAGATCGGGACGGTGCGTGGTTTGTTTGTTTTCGTTTTAACAAACGTGACGCGGTTATGAATGATATTTTCTGCTTTCAAACGAGCTGCTTCTCCCCAACGTGCTCCAGTACTCAGGCAAAGAATCGCAATCTTTTTGTTGTCGCCGTCAAGAGCTGCGAGCAGTAAGGCAATTTCTTCCTGCGTGAGATAGCCTGTGTCTGGTTTTTCCTCCTTAAGCCTTTTTGTCCCTCTGATAGGGTGCTCACCAAAGTATAACTCCGCTTCAATCAGGGCTGTAAACATGCCGCTAATACATGTTAAATCACGATTGATACTCGAAGGTTTAATACCCTGACTTCTTCGGGTGGCGCAGTATTGGCTGATAAGCGATTTCGTAATTTGAAATGCGCATGGGTCATTCGTTATTTTTGTGAAGATTTCAATTTTTCCAAGATTAGATTTCCCATGCTCTTCGTGTTTACCCTTTAAATCCCACCAGATCTGTGTCAGCTCCGACAGACGTCGCTTGTCTGTTGGTTTTGATAGCCATTCTTTATTGTGGTGGTTGTACAACGTGTATTTCTCGAAAGCGACAGCTTCGCTTTTCTTATCAAACTTCCTACGGATGCGTTTTCCATTACGTCCAGTAGGGCGGATGTCCACTTCATATCGACCATCATCGAGTTTTTTGATTGCCATCAGAAAACCCTCCGAGTGGTGTGTTTTTTTGCGACTACTAATCGTTTTTTTCGTGGTGGCTGAAATTTAGCCACCAATAGTAGGCACTTGTGATGAATATATTCACGATGAATTGTTAACCAGTCTTTTGACCGGAGTGGGGCGACGTTGTTTCGTTTTGCCCAAAGTGTGCGAGAGCGGGCGCAATTTGCCCGGACTCAGGAGCGATCTGATTTGTCATGAACCATAAAGTGTATTTGGTGAATTGTGGGGTCTGCAGGATGTTCATCATGACATCTGTTGGAGGTGTTGAACGACCACTTTCATAGTAACTCAGCGTGCCATACGGAACCCCTGTTAAATCAGCAAGTTGTTGTCTGCTCAAATACTCTGATTTTCGCATTAAGACTATCTTCTCGCTTATCGTGTTTGACATGGTGTTTAGATCTCAATAGTATTTAGTTTAGATGTAGATTGTTTAGTGCTTGGATGTGGGCACTAAAAGGCATTATAAGGCATTAAACGCAATTCATGAGGGCTGGAGGACGACATGAGCAAGCAAGTAACACTCATGACTGATGCGATTCCTTATCAGGAGTTCGCAAAACTAATAGGAAAATCGACAGGAGCGGTTCGTCGGATGATCGATAAAGGAAAGCTGCCTGTAATTGATATGACCGATCCACAATCAGCTTCAGGTCGTGCAGGTGAATATTGGGTATATCTTCCGGCATGGAATAACGGACTAAAACTGGCTTATGAAAGCCGCCCTAAAGAGATTCGTGACGGCTGGTTGATGTGGTTAGGTCTTGGTGAACCACGTTAAGGAGAACCGTATGAATGAGCCTCGTTGTATTGCTCAGTTATTGCGTAACGAAAGCCCCAGGGCGATTGACTTCACCATCACCCACGGTAAGGGGCGTAAGGGAATCATTATCCGCACCAAAAAACAGAGTCCGTTAAAAAAGGTTCTGACCTTTCTGAAAAGCCGGAGGGTATGGAAATGACAGTGATGACGCTCAATCTCGTTGAAAAACAGCCAACAACTATGCGCCGGATAATTGGTAAGCATCTGGCCGTCCCTCGCTGGCAGGAGACATGCGATTATTATAATCAGATGATGGAACGCGAACGGTTAACGGTTTGCTTCCATGCGCAGTTAAAACAACGTCACGCAACGATGCGTTTTGAAGAAATGAACGACGTCGAACGTGAACGGCTGGTTTGTGCAATTGATGAATTGCGTGGGGCATTCTCAAAACGCCGTCAGGTTGGCGCAAGTGAGTATGCATATATTAGTTTTTTAACAGTCAGTCAGCGTCGCACTTTATTTATGCATGCCGGATTGACTGAAAAAGAATTTAACCAGCCATACTGGCGAATTAATGAGGAATCATGTTACTGGCGTGATGCTTTATTCCGTGCATTACGTGAATTATTCAGTCTGTTTGAGTATGCGCCGACAATTCTGACGTCGGTAAAACCAGAGCAATATCTGCATTAAGTAATTAACCAGAGTTTTTAACGCACTTAATCGTGCGGGGCTTCTTTTTGCCTGGAGAAAGTCATGCATACAGTTTCTGAAAATCAGTTCGGTAAATACGCATTACTACTGCAACAGGCCAGAACCGAAGCACAGGCCGACGCTGCGACGCGCTTTTCTTCTCATCTTGACGCCATGATTCGCCACATCACAAAGGCGGAGTTATCCCGCGTGGAGATAGTCGAGCTGCTCAGTCAGGAGTCGGAAAAATTTCACAACATCGGATTGTCTCGCGGGGAGGTGCTTTGATGTCCTGTTCTCGTTCAGTTGTTTTACTGAACAATGCCTTAAAAATCGTCGTTATGAAAAATGGCGATTTGTCTCTTATTCAACTTGGTCTTGATAAAGAAAAACGCGAAATAACTGAATCTGTTATCGCGATTTATCAGAGTGAATTAAACCTCCTGTCTGATGTGGTCAATTTACTTGTTAAACGCGCTGTATTTCACAAGCAAATTTCCTCCGTGGATGAACTGACAAAATTAACGACAGAAATCGCCAGCTATTGCGCTGATGAATTTAAGAAACTGAACGACAAAAGGAGCTGGTAATGCCGGACAACGTGGATTTTATTCAGGAACAACAGGCTGAATTACTGGAGCGCCAGATTAACGCGGCAAGGGTAAAACATTGCGGTGCTTCTGCGCTGGTTTGCGAAGAGTGTGACGCGCCAATACCTGCTGCCCGTCGTGCGGCTTATCCGTCAGCCACGCGTTGTGTTTCCTGTCAGTCAGTCTTTGAAGCAAAAAACAAACATTACCGGAGAATGGCATGAGCATTCGTATTGAAATTGGCGAACGTTATGTCGTTACCAGTGACAGTTTTCAGTTTATTCTCCACGAGAAAAAGAGAGCGGAAAGTGGTAAAAACGCCGGTCAGGAGTGGCTGGCGGTGGTTGGTTATTACCCGAAATTAAGCCAGCTCGTTTCCGGCCTGATGCATCACGATATTCTGACCGGAAGCGCAAAGTCTTTTGCTGATTTAAACGCGCAGGTTGAGCAACTCAGCAGGCGTTGTTCAGAGGCTTTTGGCTCACATGGCCGTTAAAGCCTCCGGGCGTTTTGTCCCTCCGTCAGCATTTGCCGCAGGCACCGGTAAGACGTTTACCGGTGCTTATGCATGGAACGCGCCACGCGAGGCTGTCGGGCGCGAAAGACCCCTTACACGTGACGAGATGCGTCAGGTGCAAGGTGTTTTATCCACGATTAACCGCCTGCCTTACTTTTTGCGCTCGCTGTTTACTTCACGCTATGACTACATCCGGCGCAATAAAAGCCCGGTGCACGGGTTTTATTTCCTCACATCCACTTTTCAGCGCCGTTTATGGCCGCGTATTGAGCGCGTGAATCAGCGCCATGAAATGAACACCGACGCGTCGTTGCTGTTTCTGGCAGAGCGTGACCATTATGCGCGTCTGCCGGGGATGAATGACAAGGAGCTGAAAAAGTTTGCTGCCCGTATCTCATCGCAGCTTTTCATGATGTATGAGGAACTCTGCGATGCCTGGGTTGATGCACATGGCGAAAAAGAATTGCTGTTTACGGATGAGGCGCAGGCGCATCTGTATGGTCATGTTGCTGGCGCTGCACGTGCTTTCAATATTTCCCCGCTCTACTGGAAAAAATACCGTAAAGGACAGATGACCACGAGGCAGGCATATTCTGCCATTGCCCGCCTGTTTAACGATGAGTGGTGGACTCATCAGCTTAAAGGCCAGCGTATGCGCTGGCATGAGGCGTTACTGATTGCTGTCGGGGAGGTCAATAAAGACCGTTCTCCTTATGCCAGTAAACATGCCATTCGTGATGTGCGTGCACGCCGCCAGGCAAATCTGGAATTTCTTAAATCGTGTGACCTTGAAAACAGGGAAACCGGCGAGCGCATCGACCTTATCAGTAAGGTGATGGGCAGTATTTCTAATCCTGAAATTCGCCGGATGGAGCTGATGAACACCATTGCCGGTATTGAGCGTTACGCCGCCGCAGAGGGTGATGTGGGGATGTTTATCACGCTGACCGCGCCGTCAAAGTATCACCCGACACGTCAGGTCGGAAAAGGCGAAAGTAAAACCGTTCAGCTTAATCACGGCTGGAACGATGAGGCATTTAATCCAAAGGATGCGCAGCGTTATCTCTGCCGTATCTGGAGCCTGATGCGCACGGCATTCAAGGATAATGATTTACAGGTCTACGGTTTGCGAGTCGTCGAGCCACACCACGACGGAACGCCGCACTGGCATATGATGCTTTTTTGTAATCCACGCCAGCGTAACCAGATTATCGAAATCATACGTCGCTATGCGCTCAAAGAGGATGGCGACGAAAGAGGAGCCGCGCGAAACCGTTTTCAGGCAAAACATCTTAACCGGGGCGGTGCTGCGGGGTATATCGCGAAATACATCTCAAAAAACATCGATGGCTATGCACTGGATGGTCAGCTCGATAACGATACCGGCAGGCCGCTGAAAGATACTGCTGCGGCTGTTACCGCATGGGCGTCAACGTGGCGCATTCCGCAATTTAAAACGGTTGGTCTGCCGACAATGGGGGCTTACCGTGAACTACGCAAATTGCCTCGCGGCGTCAGCATTGCTGATGAGTTTGACGAGCGCGTCGAGGCTGCACGCGCCGCTGCAGACAGTGGTGATTTTGCGTTGTATATCAGCGCGCAGGGCGGGGCAAATGTCCCGCGCGATTGTCAGACTGTCAGGGTCGCCCGTAGCCCGTCGGATGACGTTAACGAGTACGAGGAAGAAGTCGAGAGAGTGGTCGGCATTTACGCGCCGCATCTCGGCGCGCGTCATATTCATATCACCAGAACGACGGACTGGCGTATTGTGCCGAAAGTTCCGGTCGTTGAGCCTTTGACTTTAAAAAGCGGCATCGCCGCGCCTCGGAGTCCTGTCAATAACTGTGGAAAGCTCACCGGTGGTGATACTTCGTCACCGGCTCCCACGCCTTCTGAACACGCCGCAGCAGTGCTTAATCTGGTAGATGACGGTGTTATCGAATGGAATGACCAGGAGGTCGTGAGGGCGCTCAGAGGTGCATTAAAACACGGTCTGAGAAGACCAAACCGTCAGCAAAGAAACGGAAGCCCGTTAAAACCGCATGAAATAGCGCCATCGGCCAGACTGACTCGGTCGGAACGAATGCAAATTACCCGTATCCGCGTTGACCTTGCTCAGAACGGTATCAGGCCACAGCGATGGGAGCTTGAGGCGCTGGCGCGTGGCGCGACCGTAAATTATGACGGGAAAAAATTCGCTTAACAACCGAATGCGCCCCCGCGCCAGGGCGGCACGCCGGTCAGTGAGGGTGAATCACCTGACACTGCACCGGCGTCCACCGCCCGACTTTTCAGAGGTAGTCATGATGACGCTGATTATTCCGCGAAAGGAGGCTCCTGTATCCGGTGAGGGTACGGTGGTCATCCCGCAACCGGCAGGCGACGAGCCGGTGATTAAAAACACGTTCTTTTTTCCCGATATCGACCCGAAGCGCGTCCGGGAACGTATGCGCCTTGAGCAGACCGTCGCCCCCGCCCGTCTGCGTGAGGCCATCAAGTCAGGCATGGCGGAGACGAATGCGGAGCTGTACGAGTACCGCGAACAGAAAATTGCCGCCGGTTTTACGCGTCTGGCGGACGTCCCGGCGGACGACATCGACGGTGAAAGCATCAGGGTTTTTTACTACGAGCGCGCTGTGTGTGCGATGGCGACCGCGTCGCTTTATGAGCGTTATCGCGGCGTGGATGCCAGTGCGAAAACTGCTGTTTCTCAAAGCGGGGCAGGGGGTGACGGCCAGCGGTAAAAAAATCCCGCAGATTACCATCACCCGCAGCGACGGTGACCGTCATCATTTTGCGATTGCTGACCGTGGAGCCTATACCGGCGTAACGGCAAAGTGGTTACACACCAAAGACCCGAAACCACAAAAGCAGAAGGTAAAACTGAAACGCAAAAAGAAAGAAAAACACCTGCGCGCACTGGAGCACCCGAAAGCAAAACCGGTCACGCAGAAGAAAGCGCCAAAAGTACCGGAAGCGCGCGAAGGTGAATACATGGCCGGTGAGGCTGACAACGTTTTTGCCCTGACTACGGTATATGCCACGAAAGCGCAGGCCATGCGCGCCGCTCAGGCGAAGTGGGATAAACTGCAACGGGGTGTGGCGGAGTTCTCCATCAGCCTGGCTACCGGTCGTGCAGATATTTACACGGAAACACCGGTTAAAGTGTCAGGCTTTAAGCGCGTCATAGACGAGCAGGACTGGACAATCACTAAGGTGACACATTTTCTGAATAATAGCGGCTTCACGACGTCCTTGGAGCTTGAGGTCAGGCTTTCTGATGTGGAGTACGAAACAGAAGATGATGAGTGA